GGGACAACTACTTGCAGTTGAACTGCGACGAGTCGTTGAAGAACTTCATGAAGTCCAACTTGTGGAGGCTCTTGTCCTCGGTCAGCAACTTGTTCAAGAACATCTGCTACATGGAGGGGAGGAGGCACATCTTCAACAAGGACTCCGGGCACACGGTGATGAAGAACTTCGGGAACTACCTCTTGATGGTCAAGAAGGGCTCGAAGTTGACGTCCCAGAAGCAGATCAGGTACAAGCTGTTCGTGAGGAAGAACTGCATGCAGGCCATCACCCTGAACTACATGCACAGCTTCACCCAGTCCTTGTTCTCCGACGACCACCTGGAGACCTCCTGGTTGACCACCAACATCACGGACATCAGGCACTTCGTCAAGGTCAAGGAGGTGGCGATGGGGATCCTGTCGTCGACCAACGACAAGGAGAAGGAGTCCAACAAGGGCAGCATGTTCTACGTCGACCTCAAGAGCAAGGAGATCCTCACCTACATGATCTTCCTGCTGGAGCACAAGAGGGGGACCAGCACCTCCCTGCAGTTGAACAGGCACTTGATGCACGGCATGACCAGCTACATCTCCAACAAGGACCAGTTGATCGAGGACATCAACTCGGAGCCCATCCAGTCCATGGGGGAGGCGTTCGTCAGGATCTCCCAGATGATGTGGATGAAGAAGATGATCCCCATCTGCAAGGCGTTGACCGTGAAGAGGGTCAGCGAGATGGGGAACACCGACACGGACTACGACAGGTTCTACCTGCCCTCGTTCTTCAACATCAACAAGGAGATCGAGTTCAGCAGGATGATGGACGAGATCTACTTGTGCAACTTGTTCGACAAGGAGTCGGGGTTCCTCGCCCACAGGTTGAAGCAGATCGTGAAGAAGCAGGAGACCGCCGAGATCCACTACCAGAAGGTGAAGCACTTGCCGGAGAGCAAGGGGGTGGTGCAGGACGTGAAGAAGTTCCTGAAGTCCAAGGACGAGTTGCACCTGTTCGACAGGAACTTCGTGGTGTCCGCCACCAAGAGGTTCTTCAAGAGGAAGGTCAACAAGGTGAGGATGAAGGACTACCTGATCCAGTCCATGAGCTCGGTGGTCAACAGCGCCATGATGATGACGTCGTCCCTGGTGTCGGGCCCCTACCAGTCCGAGGCGTTGAAGTTCTCCAAGAACATAGTCAAGACGAAGAGCTTCTTGAGCTTGTTCGAGGAGGTCAAGAACCTGTCCACCCACATCCTGTCCGAGATGTGCAACAACTTCGACAAGGTGGAGGCGCTGTTCGCCATCTTCCCGAAGGCGCAGATCGGGGGGCCCAGGGAGGTCTTGATCCAGTCCGTGATGTTGAGGCTGATGGTCAAGTTCCTGGAGACCACCTCCAAGAACTTGTGCAAGCTGCACGACAAGGAGATGCTGACGAAGAGCAAGGAGAGGTCCGTGATCCAGGCGGAGAGGATGTCGGAGATGAGGGACTCCATGCAGATGCTCATGAAGAAGGGGAAGCACTCCATCAGCTTCAGCTTGAACTCCGACGCCTCCAAGTGGGCCCCCGGGTTCGTGATGGAGAACTTCTTGCACTTCGTGTTCAACTGGGACATCCCCGGGAGGATGAAGAACTTGCTGTTGACCATCGTGTCCTCCTTCTCCACGAAGAAGATGTTCGTCCCCGAGGAGTTGAAGAAGAAGTGGGACAAGAAGCCCAAGGAGCAGAGCGAGTTCGACCCCAACATCCAGAACTTCAGGGAGGAGGCGTACAACAACGCCTACTTGGTCGAGTACAACTCCG